ACCCGTCGCAACGTTGGAGGAGAAGTTCCACAACTTGTCTTCCGCGGAAGACGCGCCAGTGACAGCCCAGACGAGTTCTTTCACCGGGTGGTTGTAGGACAAACGGATGTTCTTGATATCACCCGAGGTCACGGCATCGACACCAGTGTGTTGCACTTGTTCAATGAGGTATTCGTGACCCTTTTGGGCGAAGCGTCGGCGTTCTTCAGTGTCGAGGTACACGTAGTTGCCCCAAACCTTGAAGGTGTTGGTACCGAAGTAGACTTCGAACATGTCAGACAAATCGAAGTCAATGCGCACTTCGTGGTATTGAAGGGCAATGAGCGGCAAATAAAGACCCGGATTGCGGTTAAAAAAGAAGATCAACGGCAAGAACACTTGACCCTTACCCGTCGTCATCTTCGCGTAGTTCGCCTTCTTGGATTCATCCAAGTAAAGCTCGGAGTACAAACGCCACCAGCGTTGGTAGTGCTTGTCGATGCGTTGACCACCGATGGAGAGTTCGGCCGTCTTGATCGCACGTTCCGCAACCCAGTTGCAGTCCGTGGCACCAGACTTGGAGGTGAGACTAGCCTTCGACGACAATTCAACGTACATGTCACCGATCAAGTCACCGTTGCGGGCAACAGTCACGGAGATGCGACCGTTGTTAGCCGGGTTACCGTTCGTGGTTTGTTCGATGTTTTCCATCGCAAAGTTGGTGTGTCGCTTGTACACAGCCTGGAAGAAAGTGACCTTCGGGTTACCCGTAAGGTAGACATCTTGAGCGCCATAGGCAACCAGTTGCATGAGACCGCCAGCCATTTTGAGAGTTTTTGTACTATATACAGAGATTTTTTTTTGGCCTGGTACCGCACGACGCGAAAAATTGATGTTGGTCTTTTCTCAGTATAGATCAAATGTCGAGTGACCAAGAAATTGAAGAAGGTGAAATTGTTCCGGTCGAAGAAGACCTCATTGATGATGAAGAAGATTTTGACTTTGAAGAAACCGGGATCGATCTTGTCGATATTCTCACGACCCCGGATGGTGACACTGTTTGTTCCGCCCTGGTTGCACTTGTTCAACAAATCCAAACCCAAAATAAAATCCTGATAAAGATGCTCGGTAAGATGGGTTAAAAAATAGAAGCGAGTATTAGTAAATTAAGGGATGGAGACTCACTTCATATCCGAAGATGCAGATCAACATCAATCGAATATGGAGATGTGGAAAAGTCAGATTCAGTCATTAAGTTCTGAAGAGTTGGTGGAATTTTTGTCTGGACTTGAAAATGAATGGTATATCGGCGCACGTCGAGATTCAAAAATCTCCTCTGAGTTGGGATATAAAAAATTCTTCAGACCGGAAGAGATAGACCCCGAATCTGGAAAACCTTATAGAGTAGATATCGAGTTGCTTTCTGGAAAACACAAGAGTATTCTTACACACCTTGGGCAGCTGTATCATCGAGGTGAATCTCTTGACATTCTGGACTACGAACCAGATGATGATGGCCTGAAAGTTTCGGTACGTATTAATCGTTTGATTGATCAAGTGGACGATGCATTTCAAATTGTTTTTCGTAACACGAGAATCTACGAACGTATCAACAACCCGACATTTGTTCCCATCAACCCGGAAACAGATCATTCATTATTCAGATGTAGCACCATCAATGTTGATGAACTTACTCCGTATCAACAAGGAATCGTAGCTGTTCTGAATCACACGTACACAAACAACATTAGGCGTTACAAAGGATATTGTTGCACACAGATTGTTACCCCCGAGGGCTACTCAACTCGTGCATGGAAGCCGGCGAAAACTATCCAAGAAGAAGTTCATATGTTTGCTCAAAAAGAAACAAACTTTGAAACTTGGAAGAATCTGACATCTCGTGGTTCTGGTTTCAATGATGTGATTAATCATTTATCAAAGTGTTCTGACATGCAGTTCCCAGAGATTTCTAAGAATCGCCATGTCTGGAGTTTCAAGAATGGTGTGTTCATCGGTAAGGAATGGGTTCCTTCAACTGGTAGGTACGAATCTAAATTTTACAACTATGAAAGTAAGCAGTTCAAGTGTCTCGATCCAACTATAGTGAGCTGTAAATACTTTGATCAAATGTTCGAAAGTTATGATCACATTGAAAACTGGTGGGACATTCCAACGCCGTATTTCCAAAGCATCATGGACTATCAAGGTTTTGATGAAAAAGTGTCCAAATGGATGTACGTGATGGGTGGTCGTCTTTGTTTTGACGTCGGTGACCTCGAGGGTTGGCAAATTGCCATGTACTGTAAAGGGGTTGCCAGAACTGGTAAGTCTACTTTATTGACCAAGGTGTTTAGAAAGTTTTATGAAGCTGAAGATGTTCGCGTCTTGAGCTCCAACTCTGAAAAACAATTCGGTCTTTCTGGTATCTACGATGGTTTCATGTTTATCGCTCCCGAGTGTAAATCCAATATGAGTTTGAACCAAGCGGAACTTCAGCAAATCATTAGCGGTGAAGATGTGAGCTTGGCCATCAAACATGAAAAACCAAAGTCAATGAGGTGGACGACTCCGGGATGTATGGCGGGTAACGAATTACCAGACTACAAAGATGCATCTGGTTCCATCCTCCGACGTCTTTTAGTGTTCAATTTTCCGAAACAAGTGAAAGACAATGACACAGATCCACAGTTGGACGACAAATTGGAACGCGAACTTCCAGCCATCTTATTGAAGTGTGTGCGAGCCTACCTCGACTACGGTCAAAAGTATGCAAACAGAGATGCGTGGGCCGTAGTTCCCAAGTATTTCAAGGAAATTCAAAAGCAAGTGGCGATGGTCACGAGCTCCTTGACTAACTTCTTGGAAAGCAGCTTGGTAATTCGAGACAAGGATCTGTATGTTCCTCAGAGCATCTTTGTCCAGGCTTTCTCTCAACATTGTTCGCAATCAAACCTTGGAAGACCCAGGTTCAATCCAGATTTTTATGCAGGTCCCTTCAGTTCTTATGGCATCGAAGTTCGCGATGAAGCAATATCTTACAAGGGTCGGGCTTACAGAAAGCAACCAGTCATTTATGGTCTCGATGTGGTGAATGAAAACGAAGAAATAGTCACGAGTGGGTATTAAAAAAAATCAGGTGGTATAGTAATATGGACATCCAGCGTATGCGTCAGTTTGTCAAGAACTCAAACATCGAGGTTGAGTCTAACAACAACAATGACAACGCCTTGGCCGCCAACATCGAGGCAGCTATGGCTCCTCAACCTCATGAGGGTGCTGAAAACTTAAACAAGTTTTTAAAGAATGAAACTGTCGGTAATTTTGCCGAGTTTTATCGGGTGAACAACTCTGGTTTCTACGTGAGTGATCTGAAACCCGGTATGTTTAATGTCACAGTGAACCGTAACTTTGACTCTGCAACACGCGTTGATCTCGGTGCTCTATTGAAGAAACCAATTCTTCCGGCGGCTCCTTTAACTAAAGGTATCAGTATAGAAGTTTTGGAAATAAAGGGTATATACGGTCGTTTCCAAACTGGTTTCCGTAAAGATACTCAAGGATCTCAAGGATCTCAGACGCGTAAAGATTTCTTTTCGGTTGATTACAAAGCTCGCATCTTCAATGACAAAGGTTCGAAGGGTGTGAGTTTCACAATCTACAAGAATGGTAAGATTCGATTTTCGGGTGGGTTCTTGGGACTCGAGAAGGTGACAGAACAACCCAATTTGATTCGTACGTACATGATTGATAATTATACGGATCGATCTTCATTCTTGTATGGGAATGCATTCTATAACAACATCAGCGGTCAGTTCAAAGTGAACGCCAAATTTAAAAGCATTTCAAGTTTGCCAATGCGTGGTCAACGCTATGGTCTCGAACCGACAACAAGCTATGAAGCTGAAATCGCTGCGCCCATTCTTTATGTTGACTACCAAGGGTACAACTTTAACATGTCCGAAAACGGTGTCGTTCAAATTTTGGGTCTTGATGAACCAGAAAACCTGGTCGCGGCCTACAAGGTTGGTTCCGAACTTATGCGTAAGTTTAAAAGAGGCGGTGAGTTTATAGTCCAAGATATTAAAAAGTCTCCGAAACGTCGAAGACTCAAAGTTAAGAAGACTACTTGTCCGAAGACACGTGTGCCACCGTGCAAAGCTGGGTATGCCGCTAAGAAAAATCCCCAAGGATTTGATTGTTGCTACAAGATTCCCAAGAAATCGAGCACAAACAATGCACAACCACAGAAAAGATTCGTGGTCGCGTTTGATAACAAACAAAGATTGAAGATTAATGGTCTTCAATGTGCTCGCTATCCTAAGCCAGAGCTCGTTAAGATTGCTCGTGAGATGGGTATCGTCGGTATCAAAGAAAAGACGACTGTCAAGGAACTGTGTAGTCTGATTTCTTCGGTTCGTCGCATTAATCCTGTTGTGAATAGTATCAAGGTTGGCAGCAAGCAAATGTCTGTGAATGGCCAAGGTAACAAGTTCCGATTGAGCAAGAGAATGTGCAAGACTTACAAGAAAGCCGATCTCATTAAGATTGTTGAGGGTCTCGGTCTACGAAGAACGGGTAAAGAGACCGTTCCAGTTTTGTGTTCCATGATTGAAAGATATAAACCAGCTAACTCTTTGAGGAATAAAGTCATCAGTGCCTACGGGTCCGCATGGATGAACAAGTACCGAAATGTCATGGGACCCATCAATGGTGATGTCAAGATGCTACGAAATAAAATTGGACAAACAAATGTGAAGAATGTTGACAACCTGATCAAAAAGGCAGTCGCGGCTCTAAAGAAATCTAGAAAGGCATCTCTGGATAAAAAGTTGCTTAAGAGTAATGGTGTCGGTAAGAACAATAATGGAACGCCTAAAGCCACCAAGAGATCTGGTAACAAAGCGTCTGGATCTCGGAAGAAGTAAATACGGACATGGTGTGCGTGTAAATTCAGATACCATGACGTGGGGAACTCGGAAA